ACTTAGGACAATTACAGGGAGTGTGATTGAACTGTATCTCTGCTAGCTGGCTCTGGAGTGTAGCTAGGCGACTGAGCATATTGTCTATCGTTAATGTAGTCCTTCTAATCTCATTAAGCTTGGTTAGCTCCTTATGGGAGACAAGTCTGAGATTCCATACTACGCTGTTAAACTCATTGCCATCTTTGAAGTATATGTACTCATCACTTCCAAGATGTCTGCCTAGATGCACTGCCATAGCAAGGCGAGCTGGAGATATGTAACCCTTATAGCTCATGTAGTAGTAAGGACTGTCCTTGCTGATACGGATATGTTGCGGACGCTTTCTTGTGCTAATCATAGTATCACCTTCTTGAAGTTGTTATCTTGCATATCATCTTGTGCTGTTTGGTATGCTTCGCCTGGTGAACAATCTCGCCAAAGGTGAACATCTATCGCAGGTTCAGGTTTAGTCTGGTCGTCTGCTTCTATCGCTACGCCTTTGGTAGAGAGGATTTGGTGGGTCTCCTCTAAGTATCCATCTCGCTCGTATTGTGGAACTTTATCCCAAACAGATAGTAATTCATCTTGCTTGGCATCACTTCCTAGCCAACCACAAGACGAACCGTGTCTAGCAAAGAGCAGTTTGGCTACCTCTTCCCTCACCCTTTCGTATTCTGGTGTTTCTGTGTTCATTTACTTCTCCTTCCTTTCAGTAATGAATAAATAACAATATCATATATATAATGTTATAGGGATTATATATTATCCTAAGTCATTCCAGTTGAGCAAGGTCTGCCTGACCTCTCAGCTCCATCTCCTCCTCATCCTCATACCTAGGCATAAGGCGCTGGAGTATTTGAGGATGGAGAGTATCTCTGTTCCAGCGGAGACGGATGATGGGTAGTACATCCTCAGCGTTGCGGTGCTTGGTGAAGGTAGCAGTAACCTTAGTCATTGTTCTGTCCTCAGGGTCAGGGTCTATGCGGAGAATAGTGTCTGTCCATCTTAGCCATGCTCGACTACCAGTAGCATCTTGGCTACCCATAGCCATGGGTGTACCAGACTCATCAGTCTTGGACTTGCGAGTATGGTGGACTATGATGAAGGATAAGCCTACATCCTTTAGGTCCTTGTCTTCCATGATAATATCAATCTTGTCTATCAGAGGCTTGACATCTACCTCGGCAGATATGTCTCGGTTGAACAGCTTGTATAGAGGGTCAAGGATAACTACTAAGGGAGCTGGAGGTAGCTCAGTCACGCAGGTTCTGATGTTCCTGAGTAAGGACTCCCAGCCAAGGGACTCATCTATGTGAAGGAACTGTTCAGTGCGGCTGATGTAGTTACCAGGGTAAGCATACCTAGCAGCCCTAGCATCTAGTTTGTCAGGCTCTGTATGGCTATACTTGGCTAGGAAGATTTGCCTGCTACCGATACAGTATTTGTCTAACCGTTCTCTATCTATATACATAGGCAGCTCAACCTGAAGACGAAGGACATTGGAAGGGTAAGTTTTGAAGCCTAGCCAGTCGCTGCCTCTAGCTATACAGTGTCCAGTATGTAGGGCAAGGATAGACTTCCAGCTCCCTTCGTCTCCGAAGATAATCATTCTATTACTTGTATTAAGGATGCCAGCAGAGATGATGCGAGTATGATAAGGGGGCTTCCACTCCAACAGGTCAGTGATAGTAAATAGTTGTTTATCTTTATCATGTATATCTGACAACAGCTATCTCCTATCCTGGCTCATCTACCAAAGTTATTAGCAGTTGTCGTGTAGACTCTACAACCATTCCATTATGTAAGCCAACTGTTTGAATCCAAACTTTGAATGTGGACTTAATGATGTTAAGTTCAAGCTCAATAGCTTGTGCATGAGCATCAGACACAGGCACCATACCCAAGTTGTCTCTCAGCATTGCAGTTAGTGTAGCTGATGTTCCCATAGTACCTCCTCAAACGGCTTGGTAGCCTCTATACATTATAACATATAGAAGGGATAGGTGTCAATCGGAGTGGGCTGGTTGCTCTCCACACGCTGCACGGAAGGCATCAGCATCAAACCTAGGATTGTCCATTCTAAGTGTAGCAACGAGTACCATGATGAGTAGTTTACCATCAATGATATTGCTTGGCGACCTACTTCCCTTGATTGCTTGGGCTATGAACCTGTAGTGTCTTCTTGTAAATAAACTCTTAGGCATTAGTCCTCCTTATGTTCTTATACCATTCTACATCAGCATCTCGTTGGGCTTCCATAGCATCACTATGAGGAAACAGAATATAATTATCCTCACCTTCCTTCTTGCATAACCACTGCCTTACATCTTCATCACTTAATACTGGCGGCTTCTCTTTCATCCCTTCCTCCTTTATATTCTCCGAGCCACAAGTAGGACACTGACCGTCCCGCTGTTGAGAGCGGTTCTGGTCTGTGCTATGGAAGTGGTGGTTGCAGTCTAGGCAGATGAAGTTCATACTCACCACTTCAAGCCTGTTCGGATGATAGCCACCACTTCCTGCTCGGATGGTAGCTGCTCCAGTAGCTCATCCCAAGTGCACACATAGTGCTCTACCGTTTTCTCATCAACATAAGTCTCGAAGATGACTATCCAACTGAATACTGACTGTCCCATTACTTCCTCCTTTCAAATCAGAAGACCGATACCAAGTGCTGCTAGTGCATATCTGATTATGTCTTCCATTTCTTTACCTCCCTAATATAAATTGCCTCATATACTTTCTCCAACGACTGATGGTGCTGCGGTGTACCTCCCAGTGGTAGCGGATGCAGACATCAGTGAGGCTACCTACAAAGACATCGAATACTACCCTGACTTTGTACTTCTCCTGTATGTATAGCATCTTGGGAAGTAGTGGTATGTTCTCCATGATGGTTAAGTCCTCTTCCTCCTGCTCAATGGGGACTTTAATCTTCTTCTGCCTGGGAGGCAGCATACCTCGCTCCTTCATAATCTTATGTCGGAGTTTAGTGATAGATATTTCTGCCAATTATACTACCATCCTCTCCAGTCATGGAAATCTATTATCAATATGTACTGGTCTGAGTTGCAGATAGGGCAGCCCATCTCGGGTATGACCTCATCAGGGCATAGAGGGTCAGGCTTGTAGATAGCCTTGGGATTAGAGCCTGACCATCCGCACTTACTACAGTGCACTACGATTGATACTACTTCTGTACTCCCTTTCATAACACCAACTGTCCTGACAACTGATACAGAACCATCTGCCTCCTATGCCAACATTCTCTTCTTCTATCTCAGGGTTACAATCTTCATCAAGACCTACTACATGGTCTGAGCCGCAGCCAGGACACACAATCCTCATCCTTCCATCCCAGAAATCGTCATAGTCTTCATCTCCTGGTTCAGATAAATCCTCGTTAGGATAGTTGCAGTCCGTTAGGTCTGGCAGCATCTTGCCATAAGGCATGGGGACTGTATCATCTTCATATTTACTATCAGCATAACCCTCTGCCTCATCGAAGTGCTCCTCAATATAACCTAACTCATTACAGTTAGAGCACCCTGAGCCTTTGCATTCTTCACATGCAATAATGATTCTGCGTAGTGCTCCTCTATAGGGATGTTCCAGACGGTATGCTTGGGAGTAGCCTGTATGATTACATACCTCACAGCCTGAGCCTCCGCACTCTCGGCAGATGATACCGTTCACTTCTTTGCATCCTTCAGTTTCAAATCATTTCTTAGACTATATATCAGTCGCCTAGCCTCCAGCCTGTTGCTGGGGCTAGTCTCTGTAACTCCGAGTGCAAGGGATAGTCTAGCTATTGCAGTTGACTGCTTGTAGGTTGGTGGTAGCTCCCAACTATACGCTGGGTATATCTTCTTCATATGACTCCTCCAATGACCTATAGTGGACTGGCTTATCATCATCGTCTGCTACCTCATTGACACAGGCAGCTGACATCAGTCCGCAATGACCTGGGTATGCTACCTTGTCATTTGGTAGGTAGATGTTAGCATCCCACTCCCAGAAGCAGCAGGTGTGGCAGTAGCGTTTCAGTCTAGTCAATTTCCTACCGTCCTCCATCCTTCCAGAACAATCACATCGCCAACTATGCGTAATCCATAGATAGACCTCTTGAACCTTGAAGTAATGGTATTGTTAACTGGCTGATTCTTCATCCTTCCCTCTTCATCTACTACCAAGGTTGTATTATGCCCTGCCTTAACTAGCTCTATGTATCCACCAACTATGTTCTGTGCTTTTTCCAATGATGGTCTATGGTCTAACTCTGTTTCAGTTCCATCTGCTCTAACTATTGTTGCCTTACCCATGCTTACCTCCTGTTGATATTATCCTTTGTATGGTGCGACTTATGGCATCGCCTATGTACCAGCATACAGTTGTCAAACCTCATGTTCTGATGGTCTCCATCTTTATGATGTTCTGTCAAGTTATCCGTACCTCGTGGAGGCAGAACCTCATCTCTAACAAATAGCTCTTCACAGAACCAGCAGTGTGGTTGGTACTTCTCAATCATACGCCAGAGTAGGTACTTGAGCCGCTGCTTTTCTTGAGATAGTTTGATGCTCATGCTGCTAGTACTTCAAGGATTTTAATTTCTTTGGCGACAGTTACCTTTGCTCCTCCATCCTGACGGCCTGTGGCTAGCGGACTTCTCACTGCTACCTTGACAATCACTTCAGGTGTATTCTCAAACACCCAGTCAATAGCATCCTTCTTGGTATGGAAGATATGCCATCCTACTGGATATGTTCCAGTGCCATTGTCTAGGTCAATGGTACTGTTGAACTGATAGCATGGGCGAAAGCCCGCCTCGTCTACCCATTCGTCTCTAGGTATTGGTCTGCTACACCAACGAACATCACTATGCAGTTCGCCATCCTCGCATCTCATAACCTTGTAACCGACTCTGCATGGTGTAAACTTCTCTATTGTTTCTAAGCACATGATTCACCTCCTTAGTTCATACTATTCATAGTCGCTGGGTCTATGCGGTAGGACTGAGTTGCAATCCAAGCAGCCAATTCCTTTGTCACTGTCTCTTCCTTCAGCTGATGGGACTCCAGCAGTACTGTCAGCAAATCCTTTGCGTCAAGTTTGGCGAGCTCAGTTATCTGATGCTCAGCCTCACTCTTGGCTAGTACCCCTGCCTCTATCAGGTTCTGGACTACCTGCTGCTGAATCTGGGTTCGGTTGACTCGTAAGATGTGTATGTTCATGGTGCGCTCCCTCCTTGCCATGTTCTACATTGTTAAGAATGGTAAGTATACGAGTGTATATGTGGTCTGGTGCAGGGAAGCTGCTTCGGACTTTGTTGATGCACTCCCGAAGGTGCTGAAACATATAGAATGTAGCTTCCTGCTCACACTTCATCTGGTCAAGCTTGCCAAGCTCAATACCATACTGAATAGCTTGGTCAACAACTTCATACATCTCCTCCCAGAATCGTACAATATGTGTCTCAAGCATAGCCTGATGCTTCTCTTCTAACTTGGTGTAGAAGTCGTCTAATATATTATCCCATACCTCGTCTTCTGGCCTGTTGCCTGGGATATCTGATACGTTGACTCCTGGTGGTAAGTCCCAGCCGAATGGTCTATTGCTCATGCTGTCCCTCCTTCAGTCCGTACCGTACCATCTCCTCATCTGTCATCTTCCTCACTATACATGGTCGCCTGATACCATCACTCAACCTACTCACCTGCCCTCGTATGAACTGCCCTGCTTCCTGTCTAGGTAATGGTTTACTATCCAGCAAGCATTGTAGTTCGTGAAGTATGGTCTGGTTGATAGGTTTGTTGAGCATACGGTTCAGCGTACAGTGCTCAGATAACTTCCGCTTCAGGTACTTGCGGTCTGACTGGCTGACTTGTTGTAGTTCAGCCCTTGTTAGTAGTTGCCTGATTGACATGATACCTCCTGCCTGCATTCTCCCATCGGAGGGTCGCAGGTCTCTGTGCCATCAGAAAAGTGAATGTTGTAAGGGCAGTACCTGCATACCTCATTCCTTTCTGGACTGCTATTGAGTGTTGGTATGCCCTCATCGTTTATCATGGTCTCATCATGTAGTTCTCTGTTCATATTGTTACCTCCCTTGCTATATATTCTGGCGAGTGATAGTGTACCATATATCCTTTAGATATAGGTAGAATCTGTGTAACTTTGTCTTCATAGCTTAACTCCTTCCTCAACTGCATACTCATATAACTTTGCCCTTGCAGCATGATACTCGCATACTCGGTGAGGTTCCATTACTTGCTTGCACCTTGCAAATATGTTAGGCGCTGGAAGATATGCTGTATGAGTTGCTTGCCTTCCACATAAACAGTTCCACTTTCTCATTGTTTCCATTATACCACTATTATATCACATACCATCTACTTTGTCAACCTTCCTGTTGCATGGTATCACCTCAACTAATCCGATATGTCAACTGTCCTGTTGCATCGTGCAACAAGCAACTACCAACTTACTGCCTTACTCTCTGCGGTCTCTGAAAGCATAAGAAAAGGGACTGCGGTAACTAACAGTCCCCTTCTTGCTATATGATGCCTTGTTTCTTAAGCAGGGCAGTCCGAATAGCATATCTCCAATTCTTGTCTGTGTTGCTATCGTATGCCACCTTAAAGGTCATGCCTGATTCCTTGTAAGGTTCTTCACCAAATTTGCTTAGCATATCGTCAGTTGATATGTCGAACTTTTTGCCTGTACCACCATTACCAGAACGGGTTGCTTTTGTCGCTGTCTTTACAAGACGGATTGTTGGCGCTTGCTCACCAAAGTCGTATGAGAACCATACGCCATCAAAGGAGTCAAGTATGCCATCTCGGACAAACACTTCAACTGCACTTGTGATGGCTGTTAGTACAATCTTGCCAATCTCATCTGCTTTGGCACGTTTCTCGTCAAGTGCTGCTTTCTCAACGGCTCGGTTGCGCTGGTCTATCTGCCGACTGATTGAGGACACGGCTTTGAAATCTTTGCCGTCAAGTGCCGTTTGCATCTGTGCCATGAGTTGTTCAATGGTCAACTCGGGGGTAGCAACAGGGGCTTCCGTTTGTTCTGGTGTGGTGGTGTTTTCTTTGGCGGTTTCTTTCGCCATAGATACACCTCCGTTTTCTTATTCAATTGTTAAAGTGCTGGTTGTTACCACTACCAACCATATTGATGAATCTGTGGTTATTGATTCTCAATACATGATAATCATACCATACATCGTTCTGGTTGTCAAGCTTTTCTAGACATAATGTTAAAGAAAATGTTAGAACATTTGTGCCGAGCATTTGTGCTAATTTACTTAGTGCTATTGATTATGGTATGGGCTGCTCGTTCTATGCTTTCAATCATTGGTGATAGTTCTGCCCATACATTCGGCAGGTCATCTGGGAATGAATCTCGGATTGTTTCCGTTTGTCCAAGTATGGACTTGGCAAGTTCCCTAATTTGTTCTAGCATACTATACCTCCATTATTATATCATATGTTCTAATCATTCTCATCCTTGTCGGGGACATCGCCGATTGCGTGCCTTGGATATGCCGTGTATAACTCATCTTCAATCCGATGGGCTTTATCATTCTCGCCGTTGATGTAGGCGATGGTGATTTCCTTTTCATAATCGGCAATCGTTTTCGTTCTCATTATGGTAATTGTATCACACCCCAAACTATTTGTCAATAGAACATTTGTGCTACTCATCTATGATTGGCTCATGCCTGTATAGTTCGTGGCATGAGCTGCTCCCATGAGAATAGTTCGCATGATGGTAGGTCGTGCCATGCCATGCTCGGGGTCTGGACATTTACCATGCTCATAAATCGCATACGCCTATGTTATATAAGAACAAAGACCGCCCCATACGGTCAGACAAGTTTGATATGCTATACATTATTCTATCAGAGAACGGAGATTTTACGTTTTGTAAAACTTAACTTATCAAGGATGCTGCATAAACTTAATGAAGCACTTGAGTGAGCAAAACGACTTCTCCCATTTACCTTCGTGGATATGATAGTTATGCCCGTCCCACTTAGCTTGAGCTTCAAGCCTTACCCATCCTTTTGGTTCTCCTAACCAATCTGAAGCTTTAGATATACCACACTCATCACACATATAAACTGTTGCTATGCTCATTGTTGCCTCCTTATGGAATCAAGCCTTCTAGCCTAACTACTAATTCCTCAGTAGCCTCATATATTTCATTATCTGATATGTAGCGATACCGACCATTCTTCTCTAACCTAGAAACTAATAAGTGCAGCGCTTCGTGCTTGGCACTTTGCCTAATGTCCTTATGGGGTTCATCCTTATCAGGCAACTTGCTGTTTAGCTTTGCAGTAGCTACCATGTTGGTTTGGTCAACAGTAAGACCAGCAAAATATTCCTTATCTGGCTCATATTTGAAGTAAACCTTATAGCCAGTTAGTCCAAATAGCTTCTGCCACTTCTTGAATTCCTTTTGAAATAACTCAAAGTCTTTCATTAGTAGCCTCCTTTCTCAATACGGTCTGCGAACATAGAGCAAGTAGTTACTCCCTTGCTAGATACAGTTATAAGCCACTTGTCCTCATCTTCACTTAGTGTTATACTAATGCTGTCTCCATAAGCTACAGTAATAGTATGATCTTCTATTAGTTCTCTTTCCCATGGGTCATGGCTGACTCGAGATGAGTAGTTAGGACTATGTAATCTTACCTTAGTTTCCTTTTTGAATATGGTTGCTACAATCATCGCTCACTTCCTTCTAAGAGCATTTCGGTGCTCTCGATTCTCCTTTTGTTTCTGCTTGGCTCGCCTCTTCTGTTTTAGTATGTTGCTCATCGCTTGTCTCCTTCGCCATGAATCTTATCTCGGCCAGTACGAGATTGTAACTTGGTAATGTTACTGTAAGCAATGTCTCTAAGGCTTACATGAAGTTCACAGGCTATGTTAGCAATATACCATAAGGCATCGCCAAGTTCCATGCAAATATCGTGCCTGACACTAGAGCTAACTTCACCTCCATAGTCTCGGTATATCTTCTTTACCTTCTCGGCTACCTCGCCAGCTTCACCTGCTAGACCGAGAGCAGGATACCAAAGGTTGTTGTCTACATCAGGATATATTGCTGTCTTCCTTGCAGTCTCCTGGTAACTGTCAAAATCACTCCTACGCCACTTGATTATCTTTCCTGTCATATTCCTTATCCTCCATTACACTTATTATCAACTTCATAAACTCCTCATTGTCCTCCATCCTTTCCTTAGCATACCATAAGTCCTGCAACTTGGCTACCAGGCACTTAGCCTCCCTGTGCTTATCCAGATACAACTGATAACCCTTGTTTGCTCCATAATGGTCAAGCAAGTGGTCAAGCTTGGTAGCCTCACTCATACCTGTAGGAAGCCACAGATTCTTCCCACATCCTCTGCAGTTGAGTATAACGCCTTCATCAAAGTTGTGCCTACCGATAAGGAAGTGCGGCTGACCATCAGGGCAGTAGCTCCCTATCCAACTTATTCCCAACTCGGCGGCACTCCGCCTAAGGGTGCTATCCTTTCCTTCAGCTCCTCTATCTGGCTGCCTATCTTTATCATATCGTCTGTGTCCTTTTGACTCTGGTCTGATAGTGGGACTTCCATCAAGGTTTTTAACTTTTGCACCAGCCTTGCCCTTTGGCGTAGGAGCTTTAGCCTTGCGTCCTTTTTCTTTTTGCTTAATTGTAGTTGTTTCCTCCCTCTTGTCTCTGCCTGTGGATGTTCCTTTAGATATGCTAGTCCCTCCAGTAGCCAGCAGCATTGTATCACTGGGTTCGTTGGACTTGCCCATGTCTCCTTCTGAGCATGCCATCTGAAGTGCTTTATCCATCTTCTTACTTCACCTCCTTCCTTAGAGGCCCTAAACCATAATTTGCCTGCTACCATAACTGAGCCTAAGGTGATGGGTTCGTTACAGTAGTGGCACTTGGGTACAGTCTTACGGCAAATAGTTAGCCAGATATCAATTCTGGATACCTACCTTTGCGGTTTAGCTCTTTCGCAGCTAACCATAATCTTTCTCTTTCAGCTAGGATATTATCTGGTACTTTGCTCTTTCCTCTATTATATTGCATTGTATCTTGTAGGTCTAGCGCTAATTCTGCTAGTGCGCTCTTTATTATTAGATAAGGTCTAACTCCCCATAATATCTCCTCAGCCTTGGCTCTTGACAGATACGCTAAGTGCTCTTGCTTATGGTTAGGCTTAGTCCTCTTAGCACCAGACCATTTGGAGAATCCAAAGTTATCTACCATCCAATCAATAAACTCTTCATTCGTGTTGTATATATTGACTTGGATGTAGTACCTTACTCCAGTATATCTCCTGATGTCATTGTACTTGCAAAGCAGGATACTACCTTCACAGTCTACAGCCATAGCAAGTCTGGCTAGCATAAACTCATTCTTTATATTGTCCACTCATCACCATTCCAGACTTTGTTATACTTCTCCTTCATTACAAACGCTAACCATAGTTGTTCCATTGTTTCAAATGTATCGCTATCGTATCCCCAGTAATCATATTTACCAGACATCTTATGACACTCAGTCCACCAATATAATGCACCAAGGCACTTATGATAATCTCCATACATATCCTGAAGTTGGTCTTGTCGGGGTAGCCAGATAGACCCAGCTATTAGGTAGTCATATTTCGCTACATAAACATGACCATGATGACTGTACCAGTTGCCCTTTTCAAAGGATAAGGGTTTGCCATTACCATCACTAGCATTACATGGATTTTGCTCCTGTATCTCCTCTGCCTTCTCGCACATCTTAATATAAGTCTCTGAAGTGTCCATTATTCCTCCAACTGTTTAATCTTCTCATAGATTGCAGTAATTTCTATTTTAAGAAACTCAATTCTATTGGTTAGCAATTCTACAGTTTGCTCTTTGGCTATAGCTTGTAGTCTTAGTTGTGCTATGCTTAGCTCTTCAGTAGTGGATGCCATATTACCTCCTACCCACACTTACTATATCCGCAACTTGTGCAGTGCTTACATCCTTCCTCATAAATCATCTGTCCTCCACAATCAGGACAAGCTGTGTTAGTTGTTACAATCGCTGCTGGTTGCTGGATAGCTTCTTTGGGAGCACTAGCAGTGTATCCTATCTTATGGAAGAGCTTACGGTGAACTGCTAGCTCCTTGGCACTCAAGTTATCCCTGTCGCATAACTCACATTTCATAGTTACTCCTTATGCTTCTGTTCTCTCTTCATTGCTTCAATACCTTTCCTTATTGCCTCATTTACATAAGGAGGAACATAGGCATTGTCTTCAGGATAATGCTCCTCAAGTATCTCAATAGCTTCTTCTGGTGTCATCGTACCTCCATTTCAATTCCTAACTCCTTTGCCCACTCATACATGGTCTTGACAGGATGCTTGGGTCTATCTTCCCAGATAACGTCGAAGTTGGATATTCCATCTTCCTCGTACCAGAGCATCTTTGGAACCTTCTCGACTGGATTATGTGGGCTTGCTATCATAAGTGTCTCATTTCCAAGTCCTGATGCTATTGCTTGCGTAACAAGTACCTTTAGACTAAATATGCCTTTGCTACTCAGATGTAGTAGTATATTATCAGTTTGCTCAGTCATTGTTATTATTATAACACATCCAGCATCTGTTGTCAACCTTCCTTATTCACTATACACATAAAATAATCGTATGCCATCATTATCCTTGACAATCCAAGGTAGATATGATACACTGGTACTATGAGCGGTACTGACGTATTGCCTCTAGGTTCTGATAATCCTAAGGAAGTCTCCATCGCCACTACGCTAATACCTTGGCGTAAAGATGACCTCCGAGCAAGATACATGGGCTATTTAGCCTGCGGCTTTAGTCCTGATGAATCCCTCTATATGCTTGGTCTAAAGACTACTTGGCTGGAGGAGCAGCGGCAGGATGATGGCTTTAACCTTATTGAACTTGGGGTTCCTGAGATACGCAAGGAGCTTAGCAAGGAGTACATTGAGCTGGACTTCTTCCGCAATTTTAGAATGGTGCTGGAGAAGGACTATAGAGTACTGAAGCGAGCATTGGAGATGGGCGATACTATTATGACCAATCAAGACCATCAGTACTTGCTCAAGATGCGCTCAGCCTACACTCCACAGCAGTTACAGATACTGGAGCAAGTAATGAAGGGTGTAGGTGAGGATGGCTTCAACTTTGCCCGATTTGTCAAGGAACATCGGGAAGTCATTGAGCTTAGTAGAACTGATAGGATAGTAGTACGAAGGAGCTTGCCTAATGGCGAGACGCCCAGTAACAGCTAGAGTAATAAATGCCTCTCGCAGAAACATCAGGCGTGCTCAGATGTCCAGGCGAGGTATCAGGGAAGTTCGTAGTGTAGGCAGAATAACTAGAAGCCGCCAAAGATATAGTAAGCCTCCAACTGCTAGCAGGGCAGGGAGAGCTGTTAGGACAAGGAGGAGATAATGGACATACTGGGCATAGGTGTAGCAGTTGCAGTGCCACTAGTTGTCTTGGGTGTAAAGGGCTACTTGAACCTTAATAGTAGACTTACCGTTACTGAAGTTATGTTAAGGTTATTGCTGAGAGGCAATGGTCATTCTGAGGAATCTCTTGATGATGCAATAAGGAATGAACTTAATAATCATAAAAGTAGAGGGAAGAAGTAATGGCGACTGCTGTAACCCAAGATGAAGCTCTAAAGGCTTTATTCTCTGACCGCAGACTTATGATGGAGAGCCTTCTCCAGATAGAGGATAAGGAGCGTAGGCTTGTGGACTTTATCCTCAACCCTATTCAGCTGGATATGCTGGAGAACTCAGGTCCTCGGGATGTCTATGTAAAGCCTGCTACCATAGGGGCTACATCATTCCATCTGGCGGACTTCTACCTTGATAACATTACTACCAGTGGAACTGTATCAGTTATCATCAGCTACGATGAGACCAGTGCCAAGCGTCTAATCATCAAGGCTAAGCGCTTCCATCAGTTCCTAGTCAGGAAGATTCCATCAATTCCTAAGATGGAGCATAAGGGAGCTGAGGAGTTAACCTGGGAAGATAAGGATACTGACTTCTACTCCGTCATGTATATCTTTACCTCTAGAAGTTACACACTTGGTAGGGGAGAGCCTATACATAATCTGCTAATGGATGAGTACGGCTTCTGGCAGATAGGTACTCACGAGGGCGTATTTGCTTCGGCAGTTCAGCGTGTGCCATTGAAGTTGGGGACTAAGATTAGAGTACTGTCCACTGCTAATGGCGAAGATAATCCTCACTGTGAGATGTACCGAGCAGCTAAGGAAGGAACAGTGGTTGCTCAATCAGTATACAAGCCTCACTTCTATCCTTGGTTTATCCATCCTGAGTATGTCATGTATCCAGATGACCCATTCTGTCTTGATGGAGATGACACTGACCCACTACCAAACTTGAAGTCAGATGAGGTGTTGTTGATGAAGTTGTTGCTCTCGGAGTATGGCTATGAAGGGTATGAGGCTATGGCTAAACTTCGATGGAGGAGATATAAGAGAGCTGAGATGGCTAGTCTTCGTAGAAGCGGAGATACCATGCTATTGTTTGAGCAGGAATTCCCTGAGGATGATGAGACCTGCTTCCTTGTTGCTGGAGACCAAGCATATAGCACTGACATCATCACTGATAAGATTCGCCAGTGTATCCCTGCACCTATCCCAAAGAACATTGTAAATCTCAAGAATGGCACTTCAGCCGAACTGGAAATCTGGCATGATAAGGAAGAAGGACTAAATTATGTAATATCTATAGACCCAGGCAAGGGCAAGATATCTGAATCGGTAGGTCATGTGTGGCACTTTGAAGTTGGCTATCAGAATAAGGATGGTAAGGAAGTATCGCCTATCATGAAGCATTGTGCTACGCTAGCAGGCTTCTATGATGAGTGGGAGATGGCTGAGTATATGAAGGTTGTTGCTCACTATTACAATGATGGGGTTATAGCACCAGAAGACAATCTTGATATAGTTAGCCATCTACGAGATTATCCTGACCTCTACTGGCGAGAGGATGTAAGAACAGGAAAGCTAATCAGGGCGATAGGTTGGCAGACCAACATATCCACTAAGCCCTATATGATTACTGAACTCAATAGACATATGGAGCATTTGGACTGCCAGGACATTCGCTTCTGGAGTCAGTGCAAGAATATCCGCAGAAATCCTATGGTCAAGAGCGGCATCATAGTTGTAGGTGCCGACGACCACCACGACTGCGGTGCTATTGCGATAGTATGTAGAGATGCCCAGTCAATCCAGCGAGGCTTTGTAGGCACTAGCGGATGGTCAGATGACTGGGGAAGATAAAGGAGGTTACTATGAACCATAGATTAAGAGCAGTCAGGGAAGGAATCGGAAGCGTATTATCTGCGTGTGCTCCCAGATTGAAGCCCTATCGAGTGTCCTATTTCAACAGTGTGCATGAGTGGACACAGACCGAAAAAATGGCATACAACAGGCTAGATGCGGCAGATAAGGTCGGCAAGGAAATGGGTCTAAAATTGAAGCCTAGCTATAACTGCTGGGCGGTTCGTGTCTTCGAGAGGAGGTAATATGGAGATTGAGATTTTAGCTGGATTAGGCATTTTCTTCGGATGCTTCGGTAGAGCCATGCTTCCATTCCTGAAGAAGAAGGCTGAAGTGGCAAAGAATGGCGGTTCAATCAGGTGGGAAGGAAGATATATCTGGACAATCCTGTTCGCTATTGGCGTTTCATTCGTAGCAACTATGTTCATACTGCCTACTCTCAAGATTCCGAGTGAGTATATCTTCCCAATAGCCTTCATGCAGGGTTGGGCTGCTGAAGACATCATAAACAAGATAGTAAAATAGGAGCGTATGTTCTTAAGCAAAATAGCGGTTACAACTTATCGGCTTACCAATCCTCAAGCTATAAACTGGCGATGGCATTACTTTCGAGATGGGAGCTTAATAATTTTCCGTATTGGACGACTCTATATCCAGATACGTTTCTGTTAGGGAGATAAGTATGGCTTTTCTAGGTAGGATATTTAAGAATCTGGGAGAATGTCTGAGTACTCACGAGGAGTGGCACGCTCTTGTTATAGGCTTTGGCTATGGCTACTGTCCTTGGACTCCTGCGTTTCCGATATCTGCAGTACTGAGGGGTCAGGTAATAAAGGAGCATCACTACTATATGGTTGGAACAGTACTTGGATTTGCTGGATTTATATTTACTATAGCTGGAGCAGTAGCATATGTGCTTGGAGTGGTACTATGAAGGAGAAATTATGAGTAATACTGAAACTGCTGTAAAAGTAACAACTCGATGTAAGGACCTCAGGACATTCTGGAAGCCTAGAAATGATGCTATGAAGCGGTGGTACAGGCTGATTGAGATGATTGATGAGCTCAGGACTGACAAGATGGAATCCTTTGTAGGCAATGACCCAAGGTCTATGTATAATCTTGTGCTACATCTCCTTGATGCTGACATACCTCATAGAGTCAAGGAGTATGATATGGCTGACCTTGCTATATCAACTGCGGTAGCTGAGGTTAGCCGATACTTCAAACTTAGCTGGAAGGATGCTAAGAACACCTTCCGTCGCTCTAATCCTCGGCAGGGTCTGATGAGAACTTTCATAGGCTTCCTGCTTGCTACTGGCTGGTACTCTATGATTAGCCTCAACTCTGATGATGGCAAGAGAACATACAAAGAGCCTTTGAATCCTATGGAAGTTTTCCCGATGTGGGATGCGATGTTAGGTTTGTCGGAGGTAGCTCGCATCTATCCACTCAGTCCGCTGCAGGCTATCAACTTGGTCAAGAAGAATAATTGGATGCTCAGTAGCCCCTTTAGTCAGTGGACAACTGCTGCAGGTAGGAGTGTGGAAGTTTATGACTACTGGTGGATTGAGATAACAGATACATTTCCTTACATTGCTGCCGTCTGGAACGCTATTGTGATAGGTCAGGATCTGGTGAAGTATGAGCAGACCAGATTTAAGAGAATTCCTATCTACATAGCTCCAGTTGGTGGACTTCCTGATATGGGTAGTTTGACTGAAGGAGTCATTCCGACCTACTCATCTACCCTAAAGCTGAACACTCAGGAGGTAACCACTGAGCGCTGGAAGGCTGAGCTTGGTCAGTCTATCATAGCTACCAATGAGAATGTATATCGTACCTGGAATAAGTGGTGGTCCTTTAGCCTACAGCTACTAAGGGACACTGCTCAACCCAGAATCTTTGAGCGGAGCAGAAGTGGCAAGGCTATCGTACAGCCTCAGGATGTCTTCAGGCGAGGAGCAATCTTCCGTGGAGGTCCTGACGACTCTGTGGATTATTTATCTGTGCCACCTATACCACTAGAGCTCAGGAGCACTCAGCTTGACCTTGAAGCCATGATGCAGAGAGGTGGAGTTAGCTGGGCTATGCACGGAGCGGTTACTGGACAGATAACAGCCTATGTTATGAGCCAGATTGCTGCCTCAGCTAATCAGGTGATGAAGCCTTTTCATCAGGCGATAGTAGATGCCTTGTCAGATATGGACAATGACGACCTTATTGATATAAGGGAACGAGGCATCAAGCCTTATGGCTGGACATATCCTAAGGACTTGCCTGAGGACACTACGGTCTCTGCTGACTATGAAGTAGAAATCCCTGGCGACCTCATCCAGCGGGCTACTACTGCAAGAATGTTGCATCCGACCTTTGAGCTGAGCTATACTTATGTGCAAAGCAAGCTATTTCCTGATATCTCAGACCCAATGAGAGAAAGGGCTCAGGTCTTGGCGGATAAGGCTATACTTCATCCTAGTAATGCAGTGATAGCCTTAACCCAATACTACAGACAACAGGCAGCTTTCCTTACTGATAACAATGACATAGAGAGTGCCAAACTATACGACCTGATGGCAGATATGGCTTTGCAACAGCTAATGCCACAATCTGAGGGAGAGCCTTCTCCTAAGCCTGCTGCTGGACCTGGAGCAGTGGGACAGTTGACTGCAGGCAGAGGAGCAGTAATGCCTGAACTAGGAGCATAATATGGCAGAACAACCTACGGAATTATTACCTGTAACTGGAGAGGAACCTGTTCCTGAACTGCCTCCTCCTCCAGAAATCCCTGAATACTATACTGGCTTCGGTACGGAGTTTGAGCAGATAGGAGTTGAACTCCAACAAGCCTATGTACGGATGCAGACTGCTGAGCAAGACTTAGTCAAGCCTGTACCATACCATACTGGACTTCCAAGTTGGCTCACTACTGTTGGACAGTTTGGTAAGAGTATTCCTCTATTTCCTTTTGGTATGATTGAGGCGATTTTTGGGGAGAAGATGTCTCCTGAGCGGGAGCTTGCTCTTAAGGCAGAGGCTGCCGCTGAGTTTGATGCTGCTGTTCGGGACTTCCAGATGTCTGAATGGAAGTTGGAGATTATGCAAGTCATGCCAGTATATCTGTCTGACCCATTCTATGTAATGGAGAAGGCAGCAGATATACTACAATATGTTCGCTCTGGTGCAGAGTTAACAGATGCTGACGTTGTGTGGCTAAATCAAACTTACGAAAAGTTATCACACCTATCTAATGTGCTTCCTGAGGACTTCCAAGGCGATGTGCTAGAAGCTCAATCCAAGGTAATCAATGAGATACTGGCTGAGCCAAAGGTAGAGCTTAAGGGAGTACACAGGCTGACAATAGATGAGATAGCCAAGGCATTTACTTTTGGCGTTACTGAGTTACCACCAGGTATGAGTGCAGAGGATGTTAGAGATCTACTCAGCAAACTGGAGCTGACCGATGAGGAGATGAAGAGTGAGCGGGAATGGTTGGCTGAAAGGGCTAGGGAATGGGAACTTGAAGCTGCCAGAATGAATCTTATCAGGGCAGGAACAATCCTCGCTGAGACGCCTGAACTGACTCCTGGTGATTGGGCGAAACTAATAGCTACTCAGCCCATGATGGCTACTGTGGAACTAATGCAGAAGTGGTGGGATTCTATCAGTCGTCCTCTATCTGCTGCTATTATGATGAACTTACCTGCTCCTATTGCTGGTGCAGTGCATGGTGTTGCTCTTGGCGCTGGTGCAGGTGGTATGGCAGGAGCAGCAATCGGTGCCTTTGGTGGACCTATAGGTATGGGAGCAGGAGCACTCATAGGTTTGGTAGTAGGGGCTGTTAGTGGTGCTACTCTATTCTCTATCTTTGAGACGGAGACTGATAAGGAGCTAACAGTACACTATGACTTCTACCAAGCTCAGGGCGAAACTGCCTGGTCTTCATACGCTAAAGCCTTCAATGAGTGGGATGCTCCTTGGTGGAAGAAGATGATACTTGACTCAGCCTTTGACCCTCTAATGTACCTAGGCTGGGGAGGAGTTGCTGCTGCTGGTAAGAAGCTTGCAACTGCTGCTATGCCCAGGGGGCTTAAATGGGCAGGAAGTAGAATCGGCAATCTGATGGTAGCGTTTGAGCAGGGTTATGTATCTGCTGCTGATGCAGTATTTAAGGGTGCTTTGCAAGTAGTGGCTGCTCCTATCAAGAGCGCCTTCTGGCTTACAGGTGCTGGCTACACTATACCTGCAACATTCACTCAGATGGCTCGTAACTTTGGTCGCAAGAGCCTGATGGACTTCAAGGCAGTACTGGATAGAACATTCCCTAAGGTAAGGAATCTTAGGGGACTGACAGCTAAAGATGTTACCGAGACTGCCGAGGCAGCAATTCGAACTGCACTAGCTAATCCTATGGAGGGCAATAACTTAGCAGTCAGGGCTGGTGCTAATATGCTGGAGTTTAACTACCTAGACGATGCACTGGCGGCTAAGTTTGTGGCGGAAGCTGCTGGCACTGTAACCTTTGATGTTCCTAGGCTAGCCAGATTCAATAGCAATCTGCTGGATGCTTTCAGTGGTCAAGGCAATAGAATAACAGCAGGCAGAATGCTGGGCGATATGGGAGTAGAAGCCACTGAGCAATCAGTCGCTACCTTAGCTACTAAGATAGGCAAGTTTAAGGAATCTGTGGCTAAGAACGCTATTGATGCTCTCAAGGGCGATACTGCTGACGATTTGCTTCGGTCTATATTCAACAGAGCGGAGACTACTAGATATGCTAACCTTCATAGCCCTCTTACCAAGTGGATGCAGCAGGCTGGTAGGTCAGCATCGTGGCATAGCAGAGTAGCAGATAGGATATTGTACTCATCTGCTCTTGTGGCTCTTGAGCGGAGAGTAGTAATGCCTATAGCTAGATGGCAGCTACTGTTCACCAACTTTGGTCCTTTCAACTTTGCTGAGAATATGGGAAGAAGCTTTCTTGGTGGAGCAGAAATTATGCATCCCAAGGCATACAGTGGGGTTGCTGAAACCAATAGACTATTCAGAGGACTAGCTAATGCTCCTTATGAACTCAGGTCGTTTGAGCAAGGTATGGTGCGAACTACTCAGGCTGTGATTGACCCTAAAACTGGTACTACTGCTGTGTTCAAAGGTGGCAAGATACCATTCATAACTAAGAATGTCCGTATGCCTGAGAAGATTCCTAGGTGGGGTGGTAAGATGCTTGGCGAGACTATAACCATAGGCGACCAGAGGTTCTTTATGGGCAGTGCTCAAGACTGGTACGATATGTGGGGTAAGCTCACTGTAGACCAGACATCATACGATTTCCAAGTTCACTTTCTGAAAACTCTTGAGGATATTGCTCCTGACGACATGAGAGCTATATCTGATATACTGGAAGTGAAGACTAAGCATCTACTAGACGACATACCCAGTATCACTAAGAGGGATGCCTTCGATATAAGGCGAGAACTGAAACTGGAAGCCATAGGCGGAGGACCTGATAGTGTCAGGAACTTTGCTGATATAGATGTTATTACTATGCAGCGGAGACAGATTAGCAAGGAAATTAACAAGACCTTCGATAAGATGAATGACATTCACACTGTTACCAAGAAGGGTATTGAGAATGAAGTGCTGGATGGTACTATGTTTGCTAAGGGTGCTGATGGCATAGATGACAGAGTAACTGCCTTTATAGCATCTGAGCGGGAGTTAAACATAGCAGGCTTGGCTCCTCAGATAGATGCTCTGGAGGCAGAAACCAAAGCCTTCATAGCTAATCCTCCTCGTAACCTTGACGACTTCCTTGGGGATATGCAGAGTATAACTTCTCAGGCAGAAGCTGTAGGTGAGCGAATACATGACTTCAGACGAATTACTGAGTTACGAAAAGCCAGGTTAGACCCTGGTGACTTTGATAATTTTGAGGTAGGGTCTGCCAAGATGCTGTCGGAGTTTATGGAGACATCGGAAGAGCAGTTGACAAGGATGATGAATCAGGTAATGGAGAATGCTAGAGCAGTTGGATTGGACGAAACTCAGCTAGCTCGCCTTACCGACCTTGATAACATCACTCGTCTTAAGCTTGAGAATATGCTAGCTACTCGTACTAAGATAGCTGACATTGAGGCAGTAATCCCTCGCACTCCTAGACGCCTGAGGAACGATAGATTCTGGGCTCAGCAGAAGTCTTCTAAGTCTGTTGTATGGGATGGGCATGATACTCTAGATAGAAGGCTTACTAGTATGGAGTTAGCAGCGAAGAGAAACTTCCTGCTGTCAGTAGACAAGCCTGTATTTGTCCCTGACTTTGTGCCAGATGTCGTAGGTGAGCTAACTCCTAATCATCTAGCCTATCTGTATGGCTGTACTGGAGATGACCTTTATCGAGGACTCACCAGAATCCAGCATCATACTACAGTCCGTCCTCGTGAGGACTTCATTGTTCATACCAGAGACCAGGCTACTGCCTATGCTGCTAAGCTTGGCAAGACTGCTGACCAACTAGGCTTCACCGATGAGGCAATAGGTGAGGTCTATGACCAGATGTGGAAGAACCTTGGCATTGACCCTAGCATCCTCACTCCTGACCATCCTACTGTGCTACAGCTGGAGGAGGTTAGGCAGGAGTTGCATAGGCTGTATGGCTCTACCAGAATTCCTGAGTCCGATGTTATCAAGTGGAGGAAGTATATCAACAGTGTAGCAGATGAAACAGAACAGTTGGGAGCATATAAGGTAGCTCCTGGGGTTGCTCCTACTAAGGTCAGTAGTGTGTATGAGTCATTGAGAGAATTTGCTGATAGGAGGAATATGTTCGTATCTGGTAGTTATGCTACTGGAAGAGCAACTGCCAAGAGCGACTTGGATATTGTTGTGAGACTTTCTAATAGCAAGGACCTGGCTGGTGCTCAGCTTATAGATGATAACATTCGTAAGCGGATTAGTGGTGTTGAAGTTGAGGTTTACTTTGTATTTGATGATTTGCCTGAAGAGGTTTGGTCGCTTGGTAAGGTAACTGTAGCAGGTAAGACAGAGCTTGATATACTAGGAGCTCCTTCAGGAATATGGAAGAAGGCTAAGCCAATAGGTGAGGTTACAGCGGCTGCTCCTCCGAAAGTTCCTCCAACTGCTGAAGGTCTTGGTGGTACTCCTGACTGGTGGGCTAAGAAGGAATCAGCCATGACCAAAGCCCGAGAAATGCACTCCTTATCCTACCCAACTTACGAGGATGCTAACATCATAGACGAGACCATGCGAGCCATCTTTCCCTTCTGGAACTACGAGCTCTTCCGCTGGAAGTGGATTCCTCGTACCTTCATGCGGACTCCTGGCACTATGTCAGCGCTGGCAAGATACATGACTAACACTGACCAAGGCTATATGCCTGTGCCTGCCACTGACCTACAGATAAATATCCTCAGAGGTACTGTCTGGATGGGCGGACTCAGGAGCTTCTACCTCCGAGACTTCCCTGAATACCACGATGCTGCACCTGGCATAGAATTCCTTGACTACATCGGTAGGGCTGGCTTCTTCCCAGGTGTCCATGTTATGCTTCCTATCATCCTCTTCGGTACTAAGATTGGAGAACCTCCTCAGTTTGGGCAACTAGCGCCTGCTTGGATTAAGACAGGACTCAGCGCCCTACGAGCCTTATCCCCTGAGCATATAGGCAACATACTCGAACTTGTCTATCCTGACCGCTTTCGAGATTACATGGCTATGCTAACTCTTGGTGGTATGGGCTATGACGCTGACGAGATATGGAACAAGAAGCAGCAGAACATCAAACTGACTGAAGAGGAAGAGAAGCTCTGGCTACAAGCAGTCAATAAGGTAGACGGCATCAAAGGAATCCTTATGAACCAGACAGGACTGTTCAGAATCCGTCCTGATGAGTTTACTCAACTCCGCAGGGAGATGAAGTTAGCCATAGAGGAAGCAACTGGTGTTCCTGTGAAAACTCAGGAGTGGATAGATAAGATGTATCCTGTAACAGGCAAGCGGTTCAGCGACTACTACCACTTGGATATACAGCAGCAGGCACTCCTCTATCAGTGGGAATCCTTCAGGCGTTATCAGGGGATTACAACTCCTCTATATCCTTCCAGCTGGCAGGCACTGGACATTAAGATTAGAGACTACTACAAGGAGCTGGAGGAAGTCTATAATGATGCCAGGTACAATGGCAGGTATGAAGATGGTAAACTTATCCAGATGAGCATAATAGACCTTAACCAGCAACTCGTGGACGGAACGATAGGTCCTAGCCAGTGGAAGAGCCATCGCAACGATATACAGGATGGACTTGGCGAGGCAGTTCGTATCCTTGGTGAGTCTCCTGCCTATGTAGATGTTCCTAAAACCTTTGAGGAGAGGTCCACTCTACTGGAGGAGCGTGGCATAGTTACTCCTACCCAAACTCCTGACCAGGAGCTAATGTATTACTACTTTGAGCTGAAGCCTGAACTCAAATACAACTGGGAGTCAGACCGAATGGAGCTGGACTTTGAGACCTACTATGCCTACATTGATATTCTACTGGAAACCTTAACTCCACCATTCAGGGAACGCTTGATGCAGAGAATCCAAAATGACTGGACTCCTATGGAGCGGTTATACTGGGAGTTTAGCAGAACCTATGCCAGACCTTACCGCAACATCAGAGACATAGTCCTACGAGAATATACTGATGAGCAGGTGATGATAATTCGCAGATATGAGGTAGCTAGAGGGACTGAGCGGGAGGAAATCCTAGAAGTCATGGGACCTGATGGCAAGCTCATCTCAGGCTATCAGAAGCAACTCAGGGAAGCTCGGCAGCGTCTCCGCATCCTTGACCCTACACTAGATGCCTGGCTCTACTTCTTCGGTAATACTGACAAGTTCATGTCTATCGAATCCAGAGAGATATATGATGAACTGGTTAAGCAATACCTTGTACCAGAAATGGTAGGGGAAGCGAAATAAAATAATGGCTGATGTCATTATCCTTGACAACGCTACTTATGTATGTTATACTGTAGACTGAATGGAGGTTTATTATGGTAACTGAGAACCAGACGGAAACACCTGGTGCTGCTCCTGGCGGTGAGGGCGCTCCTCTTCCTGCAACTCCTCCTGGTGGAGAAACTGCTCCCAAGTTGGAGTTGAAGGAAGGCGCTATCTTCGTAGATGGTAAGAAGATGGTGAAGGAGTCCGACCTCATGGCTTTGAAGCAGAGTTCAGAGTCAGCAGCTGAGAAGGCTCAGGCAGCTCATGTTGAGGCGATTGATGCCAAATCATTAGAGCTATCGGCAGCCCTTCAGAATGTTGCCGACCTGAACGCTAAAAGCAAGGAAGCCCTAGAAAAAGCCCAAGGGCTGGGTGCGACTTCTGATGAGGAAGTTGCGAGAATCAAGATGGAACTAACCGATGCCTTAACAAAGGTAGAGACCTTGACCGCAGATGCTGGCAAGGCTCTGGAGCTCAAGCGGGCATTACTGGTATTGCAAGGTTTTACCGCTGACAGCTTAGCAGAAAAGACAATGACACAGCTTGATTCTTTAGAAGAAGCCGCTAAAGCATTGGCGGCTAGCAGAGGAGGCAGTGTTGGGAACTACGCAATAGGAGGAGGCACTGGCGGAGCAGCTCCAAAGACAAACATAGAGAGAGCTGCTGAAGTTATTGCTAATACTCCTCAGCGTGGAGTCCGAGAACCTGTTACCTCTGAACAAAAATAAACTAAAAAGGAGACACTACTATGGCTGATTCAGGTGGACATTGGGTAACTTTGGCTGCGGCTCAAAAGCTGACGCAGTCTATGAAGATACCTGGTGTCTTTGAAGAAGACATTAAGCGCAATAACCCTTTAGAGCGACTTACCGTAGGGCAGGCAGCTCATACAGGGAAAAAGATAGAGTGGCTAAGAGAAGTGCCTGCTAATGTTGCTGCTCTTGAGGCTGCTATAGCCGAGATAGATATTGGTGAACTACTGTCCTGGACTGAGGATGTAGACTATGAAGAGAAAGAAATGACTCTTCGTACAAGCTATGTTCAGAGGAAGCTTGACCATTATCTGCCTGGCATCTACGGTACCTACAACAACTATGAGGCTCGGTTGCTCCTGGAGTGCGAGAAGGCGATGAAGAGGAAGATAGGAGCCAGAATCATCTATGCTGACAATACCTATAGCTCTGCCAAGCAGTTTGATGGCATACACGCTCTGGCTGCTGAGCATGGAGCGCCCCTGGCTACCGACTGGACTGGCACTAACGACCCTAAGAACATAGACGCCAACGAGGTTGGTCTGTCCTTAGCACTGCTTAGACTTCAGGTAGACGAGATGAAGCATGGGGCAGATGAAATCTGGGCTCCCTTTGAAATCATCCGAAGAATGGATGCTGCCTATCAGGAGAAAGGTTTTGTTGGTCTGGCTCATGGCACAGCTGGCAATCTTGGCTTCATCACTCTTGGCTTAAACGAACTTGGCAAGCGAGTACTCTTCTGGGATGGCGTTCCTATCATACGGACTGACTACCTAGTGAAGGAAGAGGCAAACACTGGTACTGGCTCATCCTCTGATGCGAGGGCTCTCTACAGCTCAACTGGCATGTACTCTCTCTTCATCATCAAGCATGGTAACGTGCTGAACCAGGAGCCTGGACTAACCTATGCCTATGGTGGAACTGAAGGCTTGGGAGACTTCTACAAGCTAGTCCGATTCCCTGAGCTTGAGACCTATGATGCTGGGGGCATAAGGCTGGTCAACTACGGAGCATTGCTACTTGGCTCATCTCTCTGTCTAGCAAGGATGTTTGATGTGAAGGATGAGGCAATAACTGTATAAGCAATCTGTGGATGCGATAGGGCTGGAATCTTAACAGTCCTATCTAAGATTCTAAGAAGGAGAAGAAACTAAATGACTGAACCAATGTATGTGCTACATAAACTCATGAATAAGGATGGTAGGTGTATTATCCTACCAGCGTGGAAGGGTGGGCAGGTTGGTCCTACTAATCTGCAAGTACCTGATGACATCGGGGACATTGACTCTATCCAGAAGTATCCTGTAGGTACTAAGCTTCTGGATAATGAGCGAGTGTTCTACTATGCCAAGGCATCCTCAGTCGGTGTAACCAAGACTGACTATGGAGTCAAGAATGGCTACCGTCAGGCTGTTGCCTATGCCAATGTTGCTGTTGCTGCTGCTATTGGCGATAGGACTCTCGTCATAGATGTCGCTGGTACAGACGGTAATGGCAAGAATGGAGCTATTGCTGCCAATGAACTTGCTGGCGGATTTGTGGTCATCTTCGGACACGATGATGATGCTACCGTCTGTAGGATTCTAGAGAACACTGCAACAACTGGCGCTAGCGAGATGACCCTTACCTTACAGGACAAGATTACTGCTACCCTAGTTGTTGATGCCGACCAGGCTGAGTGCATGGCTCACTGGGCTTCAGGTTGCGAGTACAATACCAACAATGAAGAGCCTGTGGTTGGTGTAGCCCACAAGAAGGTTACTGCTAACTACTGGTTCTGGCTACAGACCTGGGGACCTTGCTGGCTTGGACCTTCTAGTGGGGGTCCTTGCGATGGAGCGCATAAGCATCAGGTCGTATTTGAGAGCACTGGTGAGGTTGATGGGCATGAGTACGACTCAGCAATCCTTACCGAGCAACAGCACGCTGGATTTGGCCTGTGCCATGCCAACGCTAATGGGCAGGGTGCTCCCTTCCTAATGCTCCAGATATGTCCATAATTAACTAGGCTTTGCTGGCTGGGCTAATCTACACTTGGCTCAGCCAGCTTAGTCGAGGAGATACTAATGAGTGATGAACCATTTACGGAACTAATTGAGGACCTGAACGCTGATAAGGTTAAGGAAGAAGCTCCATTTGCACTTAAGGGTCATTCCCACACAGACCTTACTGGCGAGTTTGAGGGGACATTCAGGAAGATAAAGATTGTGAATGGGATAGTGACAGAGTTCGAGTTAGAATAAGGAGGCAATTATGCCATTATCAGTAGAACAGCTAACATCTGACAGCACTGATGCTGAGGTACAAAGTAGGATATCTGAATCTATCAGTCAGTGTATGGAAGAGGGCGGAACAGAACAGAAGCAATGTGCTGCCATAGCTTACGACATAGCCAGACGACAAACTGGCAAGGAATTAAACTACAAATAGGAGGACTCTAATGGGACTAAGATTAGGTTCTTGGAAAACAATAACGATAGCGCAATCTGGCACTGAGTCTAGTGAGACTGACCTTGGTGCGATCTTTAGGAATGTTCTGGTATATAGTCCTGCATTGGACTCTGCTACACTAACGGTCAAGGTGAGTCGGGTAACTGCCGATACAGCAGTTCAGGTGCATACATTTAAGGTAAGTGCTACAGGTGATGTTGCAAAAACTACCACTGCTAAGACAGCTGCTGCTGTGAATGTTTTTGATAATATCTGCGGGCAGTTCATAACTCTTGTCGTTGGGGCATCTCAGACATCAGCTGCCAGAACATTCTATGCTCGTGGGATAGATCCACTGTAAGGAGAATGGTATGGCTAGGTCGGTATCAGGAACGTACCTAGCAGCCCAGAATGCGGCTACTAAGACTCCTTATTTCAAATTACTGTTCAAGCATACTGGCGATTCTGATGTAGACTTATCAACTGACAGCAGTGCCTACGGAAACCGCATAATACTGATAGATGGAGTTGAGGAAGTCTACAATGACTATGCCACTATTATCCTTAGGAACAAAGATAGGGATATCCCAAACATCCTGGGCTACTGGGTAGAGATAGGTTGGGGCTACACAACTGGTGCAGGCGATGAGTATCTTGGCGATGGTACTAATGAGCCAGCGCCTCCTCGCCTCTGGGTAAAGCATCAACAAACTATCTCTGCTGGTGGCAAGCTGTGGGAGCTGCTAGAGTTAGAGGGTATGTGGACTCTGCTCAGGGAGACACTTATCCGAGTAGGCAGTCCTCCCTTATATACTGGCAGCTATACCACTGATACTATCTATGACCTCATAGCTATCATCCTTGGTGAGATAGACCCAGCCTTGACTCTCAATGTGCTGGAAGAGGATGATAGCATTATTGACTCACTCCAACCTCAGTTTGACATCAATGCTCAGCCCTTTGAATATGCTGATGCCTTAATCTACAGGCTCCTGAATATGACTGCCAGCTATCTGAAACCTCTGGATGATTTGGAGTTTGAGATTAAGTATCCACAGGATAGTGATTCTGTTGATATAACATTTTACTCAGGTCTAGCACCATACTTCTTTGAGTATATGGAGCGTAAGAATGTGCTTGTGCCTAATCACATCTATGTCTATGGCAATGAAGGTGCTGACGGTCTGTGGACAAGTTATCTAACTGGTGAAGCTGAAGATGCTGATGAGGTAGCTGCCTACTATGATATTATTAGAATTGTTCTGTCAGGCTCACTGACTCAACAGGCAGATGTGACTGCTAGGGCAGCTGCTCTATTGGGTAGAGCTAAGTTTGAGCAGATGGCAGGTCGTATGGTTGCTCCTCACAATGGTATAGTGGAGCTGTATGACAAGATAGCAGTAATTGATAGTAGAGGTATTACATAATGAGTCAGATATTCCTTCTTACAGGGGTAGTCTCCGACTATGACGATACTCGGTATCAATGCATATTTGGTAGAAACGAAGCAGCTAAAGGACCAACTGCCTACTATGAGGTGAGAGTTCCGTGCTCCATCTACGGTATCCTAGTTCAGATGCACGTCAAGCTTGAAACAGCACCAGGTGTAGGCAAAACGTACATATATACTGTTATAAGGAATGGTTCATCAACTCCACTATCTGGTGTAATATCAGATACTGATACTGAGGTTACCCTCCGTTCTATGGTACTTATAAGTCCAGGCGATAACCTCTATATTAGGGTTCGACCAGTTAATGACCCTTCTCAGTATAATCAGCATATTTCACTGGTTTTCTTCACTACCGATTCAGAAGGCGCTGCTAGCGCAAGTGATAGTCATTGGTCAGGGTCAACTGACAAGGATAATTCTGGTCGTTACCTAAGCCTAGGCTATAATTATCAGGGAGATGATGAGATTGAGCGCTCAGTTGTTGCTGCTGAGGGTAAGACTATAAGTGACCTTAGGGTAGAGCTAGAAGTTGCTCCAGGAAGTGGGAAGTCATGGACCTTCACATTGAGGAAGAATGAGGTAAACACTAGTCTTGCAGTAACAATATCTAACACTGCTAAGACTGGGAGTGACTTGGCTAACTCAGTGGCAACTTCACCAGGGGATGGCATAAGTATTCGTGCCGAGCCCTCAGGCAGTCCTGCTGATACAAGAATTGGGTTCAGTATGAAGCTTCATGGTATAGCCAACTCCCACTTAATTGGAGGCGGTGATGAATTCCGAGTAAACACTCCTGGGTACTCTTATCCTATAGGAGAAGGTGCAAGTACTTCTGATGGAAGCTATCAGGCGATGGCTAATGCTGGTATGACTATAACGGCTCTCTTTGTTAAGTTAGATACTGCACCTGGCAATGGTAAGAGTCGGACATGTACTCTTGTAAAGAAGGAGATAGGTGGAGGAGCAACACCAACATCTGTTACAGTGACGATAGAGGATACTGATACTGAGGGCGACATTACAGGTGAGTCTGTAGCTCTGTCAAAGGGTGAACTGTTTTGTTTGGAATGGGAAGAGGGAGATAGTCCTGCTACTGCGAAGGCGTCCTTTGGACTGTTGGTTGAAGTATCTCACACTTATCCAACTATAACTACTGACAAAATGGTTAGTACGTTAGCATACGGAACTATATCTGCTATTGGAGATGGAAGCACGTGCAGTGTGAGAGGCTTCTGCTATAAGGAAGCAACTGAAGGAGACCCTAATGTCTTTGACGATAGCTATGAGGTTGATGGAAGTCTGTCTACTGATGGTGAGTTTGCAGCAGAAGAATATAGCCTTGAACTACCGCTTGAAGCTGGCAAGCTGTATAGAGTAAGAGCCTTTGCCATCAACGATACTGGATTTGCATATGGAGACACTATGGCTGCTTACTTTGCTTATCCGTCTGATTTAGTAGCTAGAGTATCCTCTATTCGTAAGGTCTATCATCCTGGACTATACCGAATGGAAATTGCTGTTGGCGACTTGGGCTTTAATGTAGATGTATCCGAGGCAGCGATAAAGCGGGTGCCTGATGAAGTTGCAGAGCCAGTAACGCCATCTGATGAGCCAGTAAAGCCGATAGTGCCAGGAGCCCCGCTTGCTCCACTTTCTCCAGAGAAGCTTCAGGAATGGCTTGACTTGCAGGAGAAGCTTGGAATATGGACATCTATGGAAGATTGGCCTTCTTGGGCTACTAGGACTACAGCACCTGAACTTCCACCTCCAACACTAAAAGCTGTAGATATAACTCCTAAGCCTTCTGCCTTACCATCTGTCTCAAATAAAGCACTCTTGGATGAGTTTGATAAACTGATGAAGTTAGGTCCAGTGAGATGGACTCAGGCAGATAAGAGCCGACTAAATGTGATAGTTGCAGAATTGCAGAGTCGAGGAATTACAGGAAAGTAAAATGGGTAAGAAGTATTCAGGACGGAGACCAGAAGACCAGCCTATGTACGTCAATCCTGTTATGCTGGATTATGAGAAGAGACGTCTATATGTAACAGCTATACCTGCTTATGTGCAGAATCTTATTAACTTTATAAGGTTGAAGGATACTCCAGACAGTTACTCAGGGGAAGCTGGGAAGGTTACTAAGGTTAATGTAGCTGAGGATGCCTTGGAGTTTGCTCTGGTTGAGGATGCTAGTATCTATTCACAAGACCATGGTCTTAACTGGGCTGACCTTGGCGAGATTACTGATGACTATATTCATTCTATAACTTACCTGGGTAATGGTATTGCTCTTCTTGGTGATTGGGACTTCATTTGGCGTTCTATAGATTTTGGTCTCACCTGGACAAAGTTAAGCATTAGTACTAGTGAATATAATTATCGCATAGCTAATCTGGGTAACGGCATAGTCGTCTTTGGCGATGGTGATGGTCAACTACATCGCTCTGCTGATTACGGACTCAACTGGACTGACGTAGGACCTGCTGGAGATGGGTATCCTGTCTATACAACAGCTTATCTAGGTAATGGCATAGTTATCTGTGGCGATGCTAATGAACATGTGCGTAGGTCTACCGATTTTGGTCTTAACTGGACTGACTTAGGCATAATTTCCACTGACATAATTTATGCTATGGCATACTTAGGTAATGGTATTGCTTTGCTAAGTGACAGCTCAAAGCACCTTTATAGGTCAGTTGACTATGGCGCTAATTGGACAGACTTAGGTGCTCTTGATTATTACCTATACTCCATAGCTTACTTAGGTAATGGCGTTGCTTTACTTGGCGGTCTTCTTAACGTACTGCGATCTACTGACTATGGACTTACTTGGACAGATTTGGGCGAGATTTCAGGTAACTCAATTCGAGCTATGGTCTATTTAGGCAATGGTGTTGTGGTACTTGGTGATGATGATAGGCATATCTTTAGGTCTACTGACTATGGCTATAGCTGGACAGACCTTGGAGTAGTTGCTTCTGCCGATATTCTCTGCATGGCAGATTGTGGCAATGGTATCGTTATCTTAGGCGATGAGGCTAAGCATGTCTATCGCTCTACATCAGCATTTCAAGTTTGGCAGGAAGGTGTAAGAAAAGCCAATGATGTAGAGGTATATGAACTAGCTGGTGCTACTTATGATAGGCTTCAGGACTACATCAACTTCTTCGGAGATAGGACACTATTATCAGGTGGCACTATTTCAGCACATGGAGACGCTGATGGTAGCGTGGCTATAGCTGCCTGCACTGCTTGGTGTAAGGAGTCAGACTCCGATACAGCTGTAGGTAAGTTTGTTGACTATGCAGGGAAGGCAAAGCAAACTCTCACAGATAATAGCGTTAATGCTATCTACTTGGATTATAATGGTGGGACTCCACAAATAGTTGTAGCAACCAATTATGGTACTTATGGCTTCCAACAAGACCATATTTTACTTAGCGCAGTTTATAGACAGGGAACTACTGTTCACATCTTCCCATCATCGAACTTAGGCATACAGGGCATAAATAGAACTTTTATGCATGAGGTGGAGCATCATGGTGCTCACAGGTCTTCTGGACTTGTCACCTCAGATGGTGGTAGCTTAGCTTTGTCTATAACTACTGGTGTACTTTATGCAGGAACCAATAGACACACAACTACTGTCGATGGTAGTACTTGGTCTTATTGGTGGACTGATGATAGCGGTTCTACCTGGAACGAGGATACAGGCATATCTGCCTTGGTGCAAAGCTACAATAATATTGCATCTGGTAAGGTTTCTCTTGGCACGAATAGGTTTGGCGTTCACTGGGTCTATGCAGATATTGATGGAGCGCATCTACATATAGTTTATGGACAGGGTAACTATAATGCAAATCAGGCTGAAGAGGCAGGTGTTCCATCTGTCCTACCTTCTATTGTTGTAGGCTACTGTGTGCTTATAGCCAAGATTATTAACCAGGAAGGCTCCAATACTCTAATTATTACATATCCTTGGACTACTGCATTTGTGAGTTCTCTTGCTACAGACCATAATTCGCTAGCAAACCTGCCTACTGGCAATGTGCATACCCAGTATATTCTACACGCTTTAGCAACTGCTGCTAATGACTTCCTTGTGGCTTCTGGTTCTGGTGCATTTATTAAGAAGACACTCGCAGAAGTAAAGACTCTACTTGGCTTGGCTAGTAATGTTCCTGCTGGCACTGCGGAGAATGATTTTATAGTGGCTGCTGCCAGTCCATTTGCCTGGGTTAAGAAAACCCTAGCTGAAGTCAGAACTTTACTTCTAACAAACATTATTGACAAGACTCATCTTAGCCAAGACTTTGGTGCAGGTAGTGGGCGACTTCTAAGATTAAAGACAGCTGGACTTGGTGGAGATATTTTCTACATAGGAAATCTAGCTCGTAGTGCCTTTTCAGGTCTCATACACGCTGCTGGGACTGGCGGACTTACCGCAACTAATGTGCCATACGACAATGATTCTCACAAAACTATGTTTACTGGAATAACTGCCTATAATGGAAGTACCCACTGGGGCAAAATCATACTTCACAATGTAACTGAAAAGTATAGTGGTACTTGCGATACAGACACAACCAACGAGTTAGTAGATAGTGCCGATGACTTTACTGTGGATGATGGTGAGGGAGCTGCTGCGGTAGGTGATGAGGTTAAGAATACCACAGATGTAACTATTGGATTTGTAAAGTCCATTGCCAATGCTGCTGCGGGAAGATTAGCTATAATGGACGACTTGGGTAATGACCTTGACCTTTTCCCTGACGGGAATGAGGGTTATTCCATAAGGCATGGCATAAGAAAGATTGAGGATGCTGACATAGTAAATGATTTCTTTGTTACTGAGTCCTCAACTGACGATTGGGCAGATAACGATTCCATAGATGTTCAGAGTCAAGTGAATGTAGCAGCAGACGCCTTTGATGTTGACCTGTCGGATAAGGTTGCCGCCACAGATGCGTATGCTCTCTTTGGTATTGTCGGGTTTGACCGTTCTGGTGGTAATAGCCCTGTTCGTATTCTACAGCTTGCCCCTTTTACGGCTGATGATGCTGGAAAAAGAGTGAATCTGTTTCTAACATTGGCTGATATAAAACTAATGGGTTTCCTACCACTACCCATAATCAACCAGAAGATAACTATGAAGTTCTACTCTGGCAATACTGATACGGAGTTATACCTTCGTGTGTCGTCAATATGGGAGTATGCAGACACATGATAAGAATAACCAATAGGAGGTACTTATGGCTAAAGATTTAACTGCATTTCTAATAAACTTGAGAACTGACCTGTCCGATGTGGCTGAGGAGGAGTGGGAGGCTACTGAACTGGAGCGGGCTGTGGAGCGGGCTGTATCCGACCTCAGCCGCTTTGTGCCGAGGGAGCTTATCTTTGACCTGACCCTAACCTCTGCCATCATAGAGGACAAGGTAATGATTGACCTGTCCGACTACATAAATGAAGATGATGGTATGGAGGAGCTTATCCGAGTTCAGAAGGTAGAGTTCCCTACCAATCGAGTTCCGCAGGTTTTCTGCAACTTTGACATCTTTGCCAAGATGCTGATGATTACTGGCTTTGGAGAAGCTGAGGGGCAGACGGAGCTAGGTGCAGGTCAGGAAATCCGCATTTACTATGATTCTCCCCATGTCATGCCTGAGGACGATGAGTCTGGGACTATCCCAGTATTCTTAGAGAACACTGTTATACTGGCTGCAGCTGCCTATGCTCTGTTCCAGCGAGCGCTGAACTATATAAAGCAGGCAGGCACGGACTTTGCCTCAGCAAGGACAGCCTTGACATCAGCTGCTACTGCACTAGCTAAGGTTACAACTTATCTGGAGGACAATACTAATGAGGATAGCAAGTACTGGCTGACCAAGATAACTACTGACATAGCTGGACTCAGGACTGCAATCCTAACATCCTTGGATGCCTGCAATACTTATCTGGATGCTGTGGCAGGCGACCTGACTGCTGCCGATGCTGTCAAGAATGACTATATGGGCACTACCAACTATCTGGATGGAGGCTCAGCACCAGATGTTAAGAAGTATCTGGATGATGGAGACGCTCACCTGAACAAGATAGCTGACGGTGGTGAACAACAGGCAGTTCCTCTAGCGTATGCTCGGTATGCCGAGACAACTAGGGGCGCTCTGATTGCTGTGTTTGAGGAGGACAGAAGGTTCCTTGCACAGAATGCTACCAATAGGACTAACGCTGCTATGATATTTGCTCAGGAAGCAGCACAGCGGTTGAGTAATCTCAGGAGCTACATAGAGCAGGCTGGTGCCTGGGGAAGGATAGCTGCTGGCTTCATTGCTGAGGCTGAGCAGAGACTGGCGGACTCTATCCAGTATGCTAACATTGCCAACTACAATATGCAGCTGGCTGACAGGTTCAGGGAGCAGGCTGTTGAGCGAAGGAATGAGGCGTGGAGCATCTGGCGTGATAGGACTCAGTGGATTGGAGACTTCTCTGGTAGTAGTGTAAGACAAATGCCTGGATAGTAGATGGGACTCATCGCTAGCATCGACCCTAGTGATGAGCACCTCCTACCCTCCTTTCTGATTGGGCAGGCGGGCTGCTTAGTAGTTACCGATGGGCAGTCCGCACTGTCTATTTCTCAGGGCGAAGCAGGGAGAGAATCTTTTGGCGACAATCCTCAAAGCCTCTTCCGTGAGCACCATCGATATCTCGCTTCATCATTTTGCAAGCCCAACCATAAGGATTCTCCACCTTCTCTATCTTCCCATAGATTAGGTCTATGATTTGGTCAGTTGCCTTCAGATAGTCCTGCTCCAAACTCTTAGGTATAAGAATAGGGTTCTTACTTGTATCAGCAAACCTAATTATTGTTGCTATCAGTTTTCTCATATTCCTCCTTTTTTGCCTATCCGTTCAAGCCACGTATGACTATCTACTGATTATAACTACTCTCACCTTAATCAGAATCATCGCTAGCAGTTTGAGGCTCTGTTGTGGTAGTAATAAGCGCCAACTCTGGACTTTGCGTAGCAGATATAGGTTCAATATAGCCAGTCACCTTGACTCCCTTAAGACCTAATTTATTCGCTCTTATGATAGCGTTCTTGATTATGTCCTCCATCTATTTCCTTCTTATTCCCACCGAATAGTTTGTTTGACCTCGAAGGGTATCCTGAAGCCTGGTATCTGCTCTAACTCCTCAACAGGGAACTGGTGGTCTCCATCAAGGTCAATACTATCATGCACTGTTATAGCCATCACTGGTGGACCTAATCCTTTACTATTACATAGCAGAATTGCCCGCTTGATAACCTCACCATCGCTGCCAAGCACAGGATAGTTAACCGCCTTCCTCTTCATACCTTCAGTATACAGTGCTCCCCATTTATTGTACTCATCAGGTATGGCAATCCGCCTGCCGAATAGTGTAGGCTCAGACCAGCCACTCCTTAGTGATGATATCTGGACTGAAGTAACCCAGTCAGCTACTCCCCTATAAGTCCTGAACCAATCATCTAGCAACCTGCCACAGAAGTTAATGTCCCTAATCTTAGCCTGCTCGGATATGGTCTTGGCGGTAGCACCATAGGCAACAGCGAAGTTGCAGGTCTTGGCTAGCGGTCTTGGTATTCCCATCTTCTTGGCTGTATGCTGATGGATGTCAGACTTCTCTGGGTCAGGATTATATAGGACCTCGAGCATATCTCTGTCTCCTGACATATGAGCCAGTATGTATAGGTGTTCCCGCTGATAGTCCCCACTGGTAAAGCAGCCATAGTCTGGCAGTAGAATCTTCCTGCAGTTTGGAGGGATGTTCTGGATGTTCCTGTTCTTGCTGTTGAGCCTGCCGACTACGGTATCCAAGTAGTATTCAGTATAAAATCTATCCTGGAACTTCATTGGCTTTATGTAGGTGCTGAGCAGTTTGCTCTTGCCTCGGAACTCTAATATCATTGCTGCCAGTGGGTCATCTAGGAACTGCAGCTGAGCCTCCCGAGTTGATAGCTGCTTCTTGCTCTTAGTAAGCGGTAGGAAGTTACCACGCTTGCCGAGAATATATCCTACCTGCTGTGGACTGCCTGGATTCTCTATCCCTGCCTCATTGATTAGTCTACGATAGAACTCTACCTCATCCTCCAGCTTGGCTTCCATTTCTGCTCTGGTGTCTTGGTCTATGGCTATACCTCTCATGCTGAGGTCAATCAGGATAGGTATGACTGCTGTCTCAACTTTGAAGTATTCCTTGTATTGGGAATCTATCTGTGGCTTATACTTCAGATACAGTGCGTATGTGGCTCTGGCATCCCGCTGGCACTTGTCGGCAAGAGCTACTGGGTCTACATCCAGCATGGTCTTCTTGCCTACTAGCATTGACTTTGCTGATGTAACCTCTATACCTACGCCCTCACCATCCTCACTAGCCAGGAACGGTAGGTCGGTCTGTATCCTACCAAGTAGCCTGGCAGCAGTGTTAGTGTCGAAGAAGTTGGTCCTATCAAATCCTGTCATATGAGGCACCATCGGCAGCACTCCCATATCAAAGAGCATGTTGTGTGCAATCTTGCAGACCGCAGGATTGAACATACAAGGACCTAGCAATTCTATCTCCCTGGTGGCTTCAGGATGAGTCGGGAAATATATCGCCTCGTCTGGCGAGAATGCTATGGCAAAGCCTAGAGGCATCCGCTCATCCAGTGAGACGGTCTCGACATCTACCGATATAGCCTCAGGAGGATTGCTTAGCAGATTGAGGATATACTCCTTGTCATTCTTGTGCTCGGCCTTGCCATAGTATGTAATCATTTCAGCATCTTAGGATTCAGTCCGATAACAGGCATATAGGCTCCATCTCTGTCAATGACTCCAGCTATGCCAGCTGCCTGCATTACTTGGAAGCACTTGTTGCAGGAGTCAGCTCTTCTACTCTGGCTATCCCAGAAGTATAGGAGCGCTCCATCAATGGCTACTCCATACTTAGCAGCCTGAGTAACTGCATTGGTCTCAGCATGAATAGCCCTTATGCAGTGGTCGTGCTCTATGAAGCACCCTTGTTCTGTGCAGTGGGACTCACCAGCAGGAGCTCCGTTATAGCCAGTTGATATAATCCTATTGTCTTTGACTATTACCGCTCCTACCCAAGCTCTTGGGCAAGTGGCCCTCTTAGCTACCTGCTCTGCAATGTTGATGAAGTACTCTCTCCAGTCTGGTCTTTCCTTAGTCTTCATATGGCAGTCCGCATCTCTTAGGTGCCCACAATTTTGGCAGTACTTGCCATCACCTACGAGCCAGTGTTTCTGGTTGCACATATTTGGATTGCCTGTCTTACCCATATTAACCTCCTTTCTTCATTGTAATCACGTCCTCATCCTCTACAACTTCCCATCCTCTACTCCTATATATATTAGTAAATGCTGAACCAGGTGCTGCCCATTTGAACCAACTATGGTCAGTGAATCCAACGTGGATGCAGGCATCTCTGGCTGCTTGGCTTAGTGGTATCCTCTTCCTCACACCATCCTTCTGCTTCTCATAATGGTCTTTGGTAATGAGTGTCATAGTGCCACCAGGCTTCAAAGTTATAAGGCACTTGGCATATATCCGCTCCATCTCCTGAGTCCAGATAAAGTCATTCATCAGCCCAACGTTGAGAGGGTCAGCACTATACTCATGTACCTCTGCACCAAGGAACTCTTCCTGCAATCTCCCTGGCTTCTGCCCAACCTTCATTATGCCAGCATAAGGTGGCGAGAATATGATATGGTCTACTAGGTCAGGTATGGGGAGATACCGCTGACATGGTAAGTTGACAAGTACAATCCGTTCACTGATGCCTGGTGCTATGGTCTCCAGCTTGACTAATGCTTGCTGCTGTAGGTCATGGAACATTTGGCTAATCTCTACACAGATAACAAACCTACTTATGAGCGCTCCTACCATCAGTGTACCTGTGCCAGACATGATGTCCAGTAGCAGTTGTCCTTCCTTCGATACATATTCTATGATGGACTGGGTGAGGTAGACGTTTGCTTTTGCTGGGTGCTTGTTGACTTCCTCAGGGAACATACCTTTGCGGTACTCGGAGTCGGCAGGGAATCTAATCCAGCCCTGTTCAGTTCGAGGATATTCTGGTGCAAACTGCCTCATTTCTTGTTCTCCTTACCATGCTTGTATCCGTGCTTAAAACCTTCTATAAACATATGCTTGGTCTCTTGTTGTCTATCTGCCAATACGGACTCTACCCAAGCCCAGTGTTCTTTAGCTAGTTGCTCTGGTGTCTTCTTAGGCTTAGTCATTTCTGCCAATCCTCTCCCTGCACCCATTCTCGACTACAGTCGGGACAGTGGAATAGAACTTTGTGCTCAGGGTTTCTGTGCCATACTAGAGGAACCTTGCATTTGAAGCAGTATGGGATAATTGCAATGTAGCAGGCGTTCCAACCTTGCTGGAGTGACTGCTGCTTGTACTCTAGCTTGAACGGAATGTTAATCTTCTTGGGCGGCTCTCCAGAAAATTCAGTTATAGTGTCAATTCCCTTTATTTGGTATTCTTGACTCATATGCTCCTCCCTAATGACCTTTGTAGTTTCTCAGCCATTGCCTTACCTATCCCTGCTGTTTCTGTTAGCTCTGATATTGGTGCTATAGCTATATCTAATATGTTGCAGAACCTGGCTGCCAGCGCCTTAGCCTTAACTTCCCCGATGCCTAGCTTATATGCAGCCGACAGGAACAGCAAGGACTTGGTGAGTCTATGCTCCTCCAGCTCTTCCTTGCTCATATCCTTCTCAGACCTGATGTATATCCTTGGCCTATATATCCGCTTGAATGTAGTGTGCTCATCGGGAGGCTTCTGCTCATTCCTATATACTGCTATCAGGAATCTGGCTGTCTCTTCCCAATTATTAGTATAGTAAGTATTCACGCCCAGCTGACTCAGCCGATAAATCCAAGCATACAACTCGGACATCCTCACCGTAGTGAAGCTATGCCCATGTTCTATAAATCCTGACGGCTTGACTGGATAAGCAAATATCTTAGCGCCCAAGTCACGAGATGAAGGAGCGGATACTCCTGCCCCACCTCTCCTCCCCCCAACCCCTACGCTATGGATTTTGGTGCTGCCATCTTTCATAAATAATTTGACAGGGCTGAGCAAGCCTTCTATTATCTGGCTAGTCTCGTCAGCATTGTCATAGTAGCGCTTCAACTCATCTTCCATAGAGTCTATGTCGCCAACGAGTTCGCCTGCCTGAACCCTGCCGAACTGGAGCTTCTTGCCCTCATAGTTGCCGAAGAAGTAGTCAGCGACACCATTCTGATTCAGCGGGAACTTATCGGAGTTTGGTACAGCCTGCTGAAGCAGTCTAACTATGGCGTCTGGCTCGGATGTATCAGCAAGAATCATTGTACTTAGCTGAGTTTGTTGAAGATTTCACTTCTCATCTGGAACACTAGTTCGCTGAGTTTCTTGTTGTTCCGTATCAGAGTGCCAATAATTTCTGCAACTATATTAGGGATTACGATGCCTGACTCTGATGGAACTTTGTCCTTTATCTCGCCACGCTTCAGTATGTTACCTAATTCGCTTTCTAGAGCACTAAGGCTCTCTGCCATATCCTTGGCAAGTGTTAGGATTTTAGCTTCGGCTCCTGCATCCATTGACATAATCTTGCCCTCCTTTCTTTTTATTAACTACTCCTTCGGCTTCTCTATCTCTGCAGGTATCTCTTTCTCCTCCTCCACTTCCTTCTCGGGTGCTAGGTCTCTGGCTATTTGGCTGTCTGCCCTGATGTTCCTTGAACCCAAGCCATCAGGATGTCCAGTACCTAGGTCTCCGCCTGGAGGCTGCTTGGGCACTCGCTCAGATGGCTTGGTAGCTTCCTTTACAGTAGGCTTTGTATCTTCAGTTACCACTCCCAGTTTAGCTGCCTGTGCCTTCAGTTCCTCATTCTGCTTGTCCTTCTCATCCAACGCTGCTTCCTGTGCTGGAGTAACCTCGGCTACATCCTTACCATCCTCTATAATCTCAGCTACTATCGGGTCTGTCATAGGTACCCACTCTATAGGCACCTGAACTCCAGGCTTGGTGGGATGAGGAACTGATGGGAACATAGGAAAGACTATCCTGTCTGGGTCCTCATTCTTAGACATAAATAGGTACTGGCGAATGTAGGCAGACAAGATGAAGTTGATGTCCCTTGCCTCCATATCTACGGTTTTGCGTTCTGTGTTAGTTATCATTTAACCCTCCTTTACTTAAGCATTTTACCTGCAAGGTTCTCTCCTCTTCGCACCCACTGGAACTTGACATCAACATTCTGTATCTGCTGCCATACCTGCTGTGCTAGCTTCCTTAGCCTATCATTACCTATATGGTACTCTCTGGCAAGCTGCTTCACCACAACCTCATTGTCTGAGCATACTAGCACTGGTGGCGGTAGTGGTCTTTGCGTCTCGTCTGATGGAGTAGCTACCTTCTGGTCTCCGTCATAGTGTCTAGCATCCAGCTCCTTGTTCCACTTGAGGAAGTACTCGTTCAGTCCAAACATTATAGCTAGGTACTCAGCTTCCATACTGGTATGTCCAGACGGTAGCATTTGATAGCCGCTGCCTCCATTCTCCAGCACATAGGCTACACAGCGAGGGTTAGCATCGCAGTATAACTTTGGCATTAGTTTTGTCTCCCTTTAGATACTGCCATTACCCTAACTACCTCATCAGCTAGGTCAGCAGAGTGGCTTATAACTTTCATCTGCTCTCTGGCTATCCTTTCCTTAAGCAGTCGTATGTGTCTCTTCATCTGATTTAGTTTGGTTGGAGTAACTATGTTGTCAGTGTCTGCATAGGAATATACTACTAGCGTATACTCATTCTCACAATATCTGCAGAACTTGGTTCTAGTGGACAAGGTGCCTCCCCAGCCAGATATCTCAGGATGTGCTAACTTACCACAATAAGGGCACTTGACTGCAGGCATGAAGTTGTAGTTCCTATCCATTACTCCTCTCCTCTCATCAACCTCTGCAAGTTGATGACACCTTCATAGGTTGCAGGTATATCCATCCCAACTGCATCTAGTCCCATACCTTCCAGCCCGCACTTAGTAATCTTTGCGATAGGCTGCTTCTCCTTCTTCCCAGCAACTACACTCTCCTTGATGCTGAGCCACATCACCAAGTCTACCAACTTAACCGTCTCCTTGAATCCATCCAGTATCCTGTTACCAGTCTTGCCTTCCACTATGTTACCCTTGCCATCAGGTATAGTACCATACTCATCGGTAGGATAATGAGTGAGGATAAGGTTCTTAGAGAAGCTCCTGGCAGTGTGTAGGATAGTCCTCATCTTATCATTAGCAGGCCCATACTCCATAGGCTGCAGCCTCTCCCGATAATCATTCTCATCAAAGGGTATGTTAGGCTTGTTCTTCTTGTGATATACTAACTGTCGCTCCTGCAATTCCTGTAGATGGGACTGATGGCAGATGTTCCATAGCAGAGTGTTTGAGTCTATGACTATGGACTTGACATCCTTATCCATGCAGGCATTTACAAAGTCCTGAACCATCTGTTGCCAGAGCTCCTTCATGCCTGTAACCTTCTTGGGTATGACTACCCTTGAGGATGGACTGCCCACCTGCCCAAGTAGCTTCTCAATCTGGATTGGCTTAGGATAGCTATTGGATACTATCTGTGCAAGGTCCTCCTTGCTTAGTCTCCAAGCAGCTCTCCTATATCCCCCAACATCTACGTCAAAGTGGTGCAGCGGCTTGGGAAATGTAAGAGCCATTGAGGTCTTGCAAGTTCCTTCCTCACCGCAGATAGCTACGATGCCGATAAAGTCGTCACTCATCTATATCTCCTCCTCTACTCAATAGGATAACCAAGTGTGGGCTAGTCATGCTATCTGGTGTATCTTCAAGGTCTCCATGCTCACCACACCAGTCACTTCCATTATCCTTATCTATGTATTTGGTAGCAATGTTACTTTTATAAAGTGAGTCTGCTCCTCCCTCATATCCGTCTACTACTACCTCAAGTTCTTGGTCAAACTTCTTTAGTTCCTCTATTAGCTGGCGAACTTTCAATCTATCTTCTATTGCCATTTCTCTTTATCCTCCTCCAACTGCTTGTTCTCTACTCCCATAGCAGTTGCTATAGCATTACATACAAGAGTGTACCTACAAAATTTACATTCCCAGTCATGGCAGTGCTGGAATGGTTCTGGTGGAACATTCTCCTCCAGAGCCCAGTCCAATCTTTCCTTATGTATCTTTATATTGTTCCAGTTGCTGAGTATCTCATCTTCGTTGAAGTAAAATGTATCACAATACAACTGAGGGAACGGAGGCGAGTAGCTTCCCATCATATATAGTACAATCAGGTCATACTCATTCGTACCCATCATATAGCAACCACCCTTCATATAGTCCAGCCAAGTCTCTGGGATGTACTCATCTATATAATGATTCTTGGCAGACTTGCGAGTGGTCTTGATTTCATTCTGACGGAAGGACAATATCATGTCAGGGCGATAGATAATACCCTCCTTCTCAACTCTGGGTGCGGTTGCATCCCTCGGAGTTAGTACATCTTGCAGACCATAGCCGAGAGCGAATAGCAGAACTTCCTCATCATTAGCCTTGCTCGTCTGCTTTTGGTCTAGAAAGCATTTGGTTCTGCAATAGACATAGCTACTAAGATGGTTAGGCTCTCTTACCTCTCTGATGTCATAGAGGTTAGCTAGATGGTCTAACACTTTTCGCTTTAGTTCGGGGTTGTCTTGTCTTTTCATCCAGTAGTCTCCTTAATTCCTTATGTGTCCGAGGCTTAGGGCAATGCTTGCTAACTGGTATAGGCTCTGGCTTTGAGACAGGGTATTTGTAGTTTCGCACTACTTTGTATCCTAGTACACAACTATATAGCACCCATCCTTCATGTATTCCATATGTACTATCAGAGTTCGACAAGTTGACTTGTTTTGAGGCTCTGCATCCGTAACAATTCTTCTTTCTTCCCATTTCCTTATCCTTAATTGTCGGTAGCGGAGGACCTGACTGGGGGGATGTCGCCATCTCATATCTAGGCAAATACTTAGTTGCCCTTACCTCCAGAGTCTCCCCCGCTACCTAACACAAAGGAGATAAAACATGAAGTCAATAGTCTATGTTGTTGCTGGAGCTGCTACCTCCGCCTTATGATACACTCCAGCTGCATCCTTGGTGAACTTGCCAGTAGCAACTAGCACATTGGCGAAGCTGGCTGGTGCTGACACAGGCAGGGATATTGACTGGAGTAGCGCAACATTGGTCTTGATAGCATCGTTAGCCAGTGCATCCTTATTGAAAGCAGATAGAGTCTTCCCATGTAGCAGGGCCTCGGCTATCTCTATAGCACTCATGCCCTGAGCACCAGCTACGCCTACACCCTCTATCATATAGACCATCCAGGCAACCCTTGGTCTATCCTCGCCAACTCTACCGTCAAAGAGCATGGGCGGCTCAGGTCTGCCATCCTCTCCATCTGCTAGCACTACGCCTATCCTATTCTTCCCAATGATATCCGTGAAATCCATCCTGTCCGCTGCCTTGACAAAGGCTGGGTTAGATGGGTCAAGCTGTTCTGGTGTGTACTGGCTGTCTGCTACAGCATTGAAGGACTCCGCAAATACTCCATACATACTCTTCTTTCTGTTGGACTCTGTTGCTTGGCAAGAGAACACTGGGAAGTGGTAGGGCTCTATTGTCTCCAGAACCTCTATGCTGCTGAAGTTGTAGGTAACACGCATGGAGTTTCTGATGTTTACTCCCTCTCCAAAGGACTGTGGTTCTCTGGGCATACTGTCAAGTATACCTGTGAATTTCCTTAGAGGTCCTACATCAAAGTCAACGAGACCTCTGCTAGTTGGGGCTCTTTCTTCTCCCATTACTTTTTCCTCCTTTCACTAAATAATATTTTTACTGCGATGATAGGGATTGACATGAACGAGACCATGATTGCTGTAATTGCTATCTCCTCAATTTACTGGATACCTCCTTCCTGTGCGTTTTTTGTATTTGACTATATAATTATAACATATCCAGTAACCAGGTGTCAATCACCAGTGTACTGGATAAGAGGATGGGTAAAATATAATCCCTATAACATTATATAT